CAAAATGCACGCGGCACGGGAGGCTGCGGCCGTTGAAGGATTGACGGCCCCCGCGCCGCGTGCGGTTTCCTTCAGTTAGTCGGCCGCGTAGGCCCTCTGGGCGCAAGCGAACGCGCGGATGTCCAGGTACTCAGCCTGGCCACCCAATTTGACGGCAAACGTCGGGGCAAGCCCTTGATTGTCCGGGAAAGTGGTGTCGTCGATGTCCGTCGAAAGAACGGGGTTGTCGTCAATCGCCAGTTTCGTGACGCGATCCCCCGTTCCCCAATAGAAGTTCAGCTTCTTGGTCACGGGAAGAAACCGCATTCCGAAGGTGTACCACGTGTCGATCGCCAGCGTTTTCCAGGCGGCTTCATGCGTAACCGCCTCCTGGCCCGCAAGTTGGTACATGATGTCCAGGCCCGACGTATCGGCGTGATCCATGAACAAACCGATCATGTCGATGTCCGCGACACCAGGAGTGGCGGCGGTCGGAACATTGTCCGCCAGAAAGTTGCCGTCCAGCGCGGCCCTACCAGCGAGGCCCATGAACAGACCAAGCTCGTTCGTCGTGATGGTGGAGAGGCGGAACTGAACCTCGAAGATGAGTTCCCTGACCTCGGCTGCCAACGTCGTACCGTCGGAAATGACAAACGGTTCAGCGCCACCGCAGAACTGAAGTTCAGCGGCTTGGTTGTCGGTGGTTCCACCCATCCGAAACCCATGCCCGCCGGGGTACTGTGCATGAGTCAACCCAGTGATGTAAGCATCAGTGGTATCGACAAAGGCGCAGATTCCGTTGCCGATGGGCATTCCGGTAGAACCTACGCCCGCCTTGGCGTATGGCGGGGAAGCGGGATCGAGCATACACCCGATTCCCTCATTGGCATCCTTCAACACGAGAATCTCGTGCGCCGGAAACCCTTTCCAGAGGTCGTAGGTCAAGCCACGCCCCAACTGGTCCTCGTGTTTACAAAGTAGTTGTCCCATAACTCATATCCTCTACAAAAAAGTGAATGGTCAAAAACCTCCACGCCAGCGCGGCTTATGACGCGACGTAGAAGACGAAACCTCCCTGACGCCGGTCGTAGCACACGAAGTTGCCCCAGTTGGTCATCAGACGCTTCCGCACGCTGCTCTGATTCGGAGCCTCCTTGGGCGGGTGCAGGATCATGTTCCGGTTTGTCTTGAAAAAATATTCAAATTTTTTCCAATTCACGCCGTAGAACGGGGCCGAACTGTCGTAGGCGTCCGACTCCGTCTCGCTCAAAGCCGGCACCCAGGTCAACGGGGTGCTGCGGACCAGGACCTGGCCCGAGAACGCGGCGACGTCGGGGCCGAGGTCGTCGTTTCCGCGTTGCAGCAATCGCCGCATCACGGCCAGCACGGAATGCACCGTGTAGAGTCCCCACGAGGCTTCGCCGCCGCCGATTTCCGGGTACGGCGCCGGGGCCTTGAAGTAGCAGAAGTCCATCGCGTTGATGATCTTCTCGATCAGGTCGTCGCGGCTGATCTGCACGTACGGACCCGTGTAGTTCTTCCACTTGGCGTAGGCGTCCGTGTCGATCGACCCCGCCCCTTCGGAAAACCCGTCCGGGTTGCCGCCGGTGAATCCCAGCGTGGAGTTCTTCTGAATCCAGAACGGGATCCCGGAAGGCGGCCGGATCTTCAGCGCGCTGGAACTCGGCGCGGTCCACATCGACGTCTCCATCAGCGCGAAGAAGTCGTTGTAGAGACCCTGCTCGTTCAGGATCATTTCCCGGATGAGCGTCTCCTCGTCGCTTTGGAAGGCGTCCTCGTCGATGTCGTAGGTGTAGCCGCCCACCTGCTTCGACCACTCCTGGTGGCCGTGGGTCATCACGTTTTTGCGGCCCAGGTTGTCCACGCCGTAGAGCCCGCTGTGCCGGGCGTTGCCCTGGTTGTCGACGCGGAGCTTCCATTCCATGCGTGTGCCGCCCTTCTCCGGCTTCTTTTTGGATTTGAACCACTTCGCGCCAAACGTGTACTCCTGCAGCGGCATCGAAATATCGACCCACTCATTCTTCTTGATTCGGTTGAGCGTCAACTCAATAAAATCGTCGATCTGTTCATGGTAGAGCGCCATGCTCGTTTACTCCTGTTATCTGTCACCGTTCTCCTTCTCCATGGCGGCGTAGGCGGCGTGTAACACGGGGTCCTTCGCGGGATCCCCGGTCCACGGCTGATCGATACTCGCCACCGCCCGCCGCCCGCCGCCTCCCAGTTTGCGCTGGGATTGTTTGCGGACCGTGCTGGCGAAAGAATCGCGGTGTTGTTTGTGGATTTCGTCGGCGAACTCAAGATTCAGAGCCCGCTTCACCAGGGCCGGGGTCAGTTCCGCCGGCCTTCCTTTTGCCTGCAAGCCCGCGGACAACAGGTCCACGGCCTCGCGCAGCTTGTCGCGCGCCTCCCGCTTGGGAGATTCGCTGGAACCGAGCAGTGCTTCTTGTCCGAGCGAATTGACGATCGCGTCGAACGACGTGCGCGCCTCGCGCTCGGTGAACTCCCGGAGCTGCGTATCCAGGCGCGCTTCGAGTTGCCCGATACGCTGCTCGTAGAAATTCGCCACCCGTTCGATCTCGTCGATGAGATCCTCGTGGACCCCTTCGGGGTCCTCGCGGTCGAGTTTCGACTTGAAGCCGGTTCCCTCTCGCTGCGACTCTTGCTCGGCGGCCCGCTTTTCAGCGTCGAGCCGTTCCTGGGCGGCCCGTTGGGCCTCCCGGGCGGCGGCTTCTTCTTCGCCGGGTTTGAGGTTCTTCTTCGCGGCGAGAGCGGCCTTGCCGTCCTCGACCAGCATCAGATCCATCAGCTTGGCGTGGCGATCCAGTTCATCGGGACCGGTGAACTCGCGCGCCTGTTCCTCACTGAGATTCATGGAGGCCAACAACGCCTTGACGTCGTCGGTCGCCATCCAGTCCTCGCCGCCGTCGTCGCCGCCGGCAGCGGTATCGTCATCCTTCGCGTCATCGGCAGCGGCATCGTCGTCATCGCTGTCGTCGTCGGAAGGGTCCTTTGCAGAAGAAAGTGTTTTGTCATCCTTCGCACCGGCGGCGGCGGAAGGGTCTTTTGCGGCCGTTTTCTCGGGCTCGGCCTCGGGCGGGTTGGCGGCCTCGAAGGCGTCCAGCGCCTGCTCGGCGGCTTCGGTGTTGAGCGACCCGTCCTCGTTGGAAAGGTCGGCGGGCATGTACCGCCCCTTTTTGTCTCGTTCTCGCTTGGCAGCCATAATGAGTCTCCCGTGTGTTAGTGTGTCCCGGCGTAAAGGCCGACTCGTTCACCTTGGTAGTCTTCTCCGACGAACTCGAATCGTGTCGCAAACTCCTCGGGATCAACGGCAATCGAAAAACCTTCCGAGTCGGTTGCTATCCATTGGCCCGGCGACGGCGTGTCGTTGAATACGCACTTCACGACCGCACCTTTCCGATGCCACGAATGCAACTCCTCGAATAGCTTCCCGTAGGCCTTGTGGCGATCCTCGGCACAATCCTTGTGGTCGCGCGCCGCCTGCTCAAACTGCTCGATAACGACCCTCGCGTGGGCGTCGTCGTCTATGTGGAAGTTGGTGTCCCAGTAGTATCCGGGGCGATGGGTTTCGTTTTCGATCATCCGTTTTTCCCAGGCCAATCGCCGTAACAGGCGTCGTTGTCGCGCAAAGACCTCAACTTGTGGACAGCCCTACGCGACGAGCGGGACTGGTATTCAATGGTCCCGTCAGGGTTGTGGTGAGCCCCGTGAATGTTGTGTTTGCGGTAAAGCTCGTTGAACTCGCGAACCTGGTCTGGATGGACCGCGGCCCCAATCGTGCCCTTCATTGGTTTTCCGCTGGTGATTGCCTGGCGACACGGCAACAGTCCGCCCTTGGCCGTCCCCAGTCGCGGCTTCTTGTCGTACTCGGCCTTACTGATAACCCGGCCGTTCCAGCGGTAAACGATTTTCCTGCTCATCCGGCCGGCCTCCCCATCGTGGCAACTTGTTGGGGCGTGTTCTGACCGCCGCCCATGAACGCCTGCTGTAGCACCGAGCTTCGGTTCTGCGGCGTGCCGCCCGTGGCGACGCTGCGCCGGACGTAATTCCGCGTGGTCTCCGAAGGCATCCGGGACTCGCCCGACTGGTCTTCTTGCGGTGGAGGCTCCGGCACGGCGTAGGTAATCCAGTTCATCAGCTCGGGCCTCCGCAGCAGACGCGAGTAATCCTTCTGCATCTGCTCGACGTCGATCGTGCCGCCGGCGGCCTGAATCATCGGGTAGAACCGTTCGAGCCGGTCCATCGCCCGCTCCAGCTTCTGCAGCTTGGCCTCCGGCGACTCGTAGTTGGTCGAGTAGGGTTCGACCTTAAATCCGTACTGCCAAGCGTCGCCTTCCCGCATCTCCGGCGTCCAGGAGGTGTCGACGCGGACCGAACTGCCCGGCCGGAAGGGAACGGACGAAGACCTGGCAAGGAACTGGTCGGCCCACATCAGGTGCCCCAGCTTTCCAACCGCGGAGCTGGTGAAGGTATGCACCCGCTGTTGGTTCTTCGCTTCTTCTTTGCTGACCGCCTGTTGAATGATCTCTTCCTGGCCGAGGGTGCCCGCCTGCGGACCGAGTCCCGCCTTGGCCGACAGGTTCCCGGCCGCGCGGTCGAACAGTTCGAGGACGTTGATTCCGAAGGCCACGCCGGCGGGGTCGACGCCGCCCTGGACGATGACTTTGATTGCATCCGGATCTTGCACCGGGACAAAATGGCCGTCGTTGGCTTTCCTGAGCCGATCGGCGTCCTTTTGGTGTACCGGCTTGAAGGTCGGGTTGCTCTTCTGCCGCTTGGCCTGCTGAAACTGTTTCCGGACTAGCCCGTTGTACGTCTTGTGCAGGCTCATCAAATGCGAGGCCGGCGAAGAGGGCATCGCGTTGTCGGGCACGTCGCAGAAGGAAAGCAGGTCGTAGGGGCCGCCTTCCGGCCCGGCCTCGACCAGCTTTAACGGCTTGGTCTGAACGTGCCTGGGAAAGACGCCGACCGCGTTGAGTTCCGGCAGCCACACGTCCATCAGGTCGGTCATCGGCTCGTATTCGTCGTCGTCGGTGATCGACCCCGATCCGATATCGGCCGCCTGTTTTTCGCCGCGGTCATGCTTGCTCGTGGCGTGCATCTGCTTAATCACGGACTGGTCGTAGTCCGGGTTCGTGCGGACCGACTCCCAACTCACCCGGTATTCGTCCCACATGAACTTGCAGCGGCGGACGTCCTTGACCGACATATCGAGCCCGAAGTCGTCGGGACTGATCCGGCACATATAGGGCCGGCCCGGGTCGGCCCACACGTCGTCCTCGAGCTGCACCGACTCCCATTCCGCCTGAAAGACCTTGCCGATTCCGCCCGTGAAGAAAGCGTCCAGAACGATCGCCTGGTGCGTCTCGGCGAAATGGATTTCTTCGATCAGGTCGTTCAGCGAGTGCTCCCAGCGGAAGGCGAACGGCCAGAGTTCGCGCTGCCCGGTGGTGACGTAGACCTGGGGGTTCTCGGCGGCCAGACCGATCGTGTAGACGATGGCCGTCATATTGAGCAGGTTGACCAACACTTCCTGGTCGGGGCCCTGGTCGTTGTAGTAGGGACCGACAAACTCCCGAAGCATGTCGATCCGATTCCGGCGGAACGGGCGCCTGGCGGATCGGCTACTGTCGATCGCCGTGTAGAGGCGTTCCACGTCGGTTTGCAGGCCCAGGTCGATCATTCTACTACTCGTCGAAAGTTGACGAACATGCGGCCGCGTTGCAGCCATCGCCAGACCACAAACCACCGGCCGTCGGAGTTTTTCACGGTAAAAACGTTGGGGGGCTCTTCCCTTCTCGCGACGTCCGCCAGAACCGCATTCAATTCCCCGGTCCTATGTGGCAGTCCCAGGTCGATCATCGTTCTCGCTCAGTTGCCCCGGTCCACGAAAAAACCCCTCGAACCGCCTGCACGTGCAGTTCGAGGGGTTTGATATCTAATCACCGGCCTGGCCGGGCCGGCTTTCGTGGATCGGGTTGTACTTGGCGCTTAGCGCCTAATCATTCAACGTTGGTCTCATTGAAATTGGAATACCGCGGAAGAAGATCATCTCTGGCTTCCGGGCACCGAACAGCCCGGCAAACGGCAGCGCGACAATCAGGGATAGGAACTTTCGCCTAAGCATGATTCCGCCTGGTTTATAGGAAGTTGCGTCTCCCACAAGTAGTTTTCCAAACTGTTGTACATTTCCTCAGCCACCTCCTTGCGCCGCTTCTCTATCGCCCCGATAATGTCGTCCGAGTAGATGGGCGTGATGTACGTTACGGTACGGTCGATAGGCTCGTAGGGCTTGACGAGATCGGCCTGTTTTGGAACGCCAAGCAGCCCCGCAAAGGGCAGCGCGGCAATCACGGATAGGAATTTGCGTCTCAGCATGGTTTGTCGTGCGTCATTAGCCCAGTTCCATTCAAATCAGCCCAGTTCCATTCAACAAATTCGTCAATATCGGCAGTGGTCAGGCCCCGTTGCCTGCTCTTCTCAACGATCGCGTTGAGGTCGACGGGCCCATCGTAGGGTTTGCCGGGATCGGCTGGCTTCGGGGCGCGAAACAATCCTGCAAACGGCAGCGCGGCAAACAAGGATAGGAAGGCTCGCCTCAGCATGGGTTGGTCCCCCGCATCGCTTTCTCCCACTCCTCATAGAATTTCTTTAGGTGGTCGGACTCTGGCCATTCAAAGGCGAACCGCTGTTGTGTCATCCGCGTCGCCCCCAGACCGCGGCTCTTCTCAACGATCGCGTTGATCTCACTGTCCTTCACAATCCAGTAAGGCTCACTGTCCTTCACAATCCAGTAAGGAATACCGTGTTTCGGCGGGCGGGGCAGGGGAGCTAACTCCTGCTTCGCGGCAGGAAGGAGTCCTGCAAACGGCAGCGCGGCAAACAGGGATAGGAATTTGCGCCTCAGCATGGTTTGCCGTTTCCGACTTTGTGACCTAGTGCCTTTATTACCCCCATGCTAGCGGCATGCGCTTTCCGCTCGTTCTCCAAGGAGGTCCGTGCCATGCCCAACATGATTATCAGCTCTTCCTTGTTGAACTCGCTTACCGGAAAGCCATTACACGTGATGTCCGTCGGGACTTCACATTTCGCCAGTCTGCGTTTCGCCAATTCGAGGTCGGTCATTTCGCTACCCGACTGTGTTAGTTCTCTAAAATACGGCCTGCGTAGCCACTCTACGCCTATCGGCTGGACCGCGCAGTCGACCGGTTGCTGAATCCGATCACCGGGAGCTACTGGACCCGGTGCTCCGACCATAGGTCCGACATTCCGCTATCCGTACACCTTGTCCGGTTCTGTGTCAATAGTAGCTCTCACCCAATAATACCCTACCACGGTCGAATATGTCAATCCCCTCTTCTAGCCAAGGGTCCCCAGATTGCCCCTGTTCCCGGTCGTACTCCTGGAGCCGCTCGGCCATCGACCCCGGCGGGGGCGCCATCGGGATCTCCTCGTCGGTGTCCAGAATCGGCTCCTGGTCGCACTGCCGCCAGGCCAGGGAGGCCGCGATCACCCGATCCCCGTGGGCCTTCCCCTTGCCGCCCTCGTCGTCGCTCTTGGTTGACCCGATGTGGACAATCCGCCCGCCGCGCCATTCGTACTCCGGGCATTCGTCGTACAACGCCGCGCTGCGGGCGACGAACTTCCCCTCGGCCATCGCCTCCTGCATCGTCTCGAACAGGCCCAGCTTGGCGTTGTCGTCCTTCATCCAGTAGCCGGCCCTCTTGGTCGTCTTCTTGTGCCCTACGTCCTCGACCTCCCGGTAGTAGACGTTTGGGTACATCAGCTCCTCGACCAGAATCTTCATGCACGACGCCCCGAAATTGGCCTCCACGATCAGCTCGGCCGTGTGGAACCAGTACCCCAAGGCGGCGAGAACGTAGCCGAACCTCGCCGGAATCGTCGAGTTCGACGTCCACTCCGCCACCTGCTCGCCCGTCATTTTATTGATTACAGAAGCCACGGAGTTCGACGTGTAGTCCCCGGCCGTGCCCGCCGAAACGTCCCCGCCCACCACGTAGAGCCCGAACGGCATTTCCCCGTCCAGCCCCGGCCGGGTCCACAGCTTCAACTCCCCGGTGTCCGATTGCGAAACGTAAGGGGCCCGGACCTTCGCCGTCTCCGAGTCGTAGATCAGCGTCCCCTGCAGCAACGGCGGACGCGCGTATTCGGCCTTCGCCACCTTCAACGTCTCGCTGTCGAAAACCTTCGCCACCGAACCCTTCGGGTCCCGGTCCAGTTCCTGGGCAATGCCCCGCGGCGTCGCCCCCAGGCGCAAACACTCCTCGTTGTACCAGGTGTTTCTCAGCTTGTCCTCGATCTTGTAGCCCCGACGCTTCAACTTCTTGTGCTGCTCGGAGATCAACGCCAAGTCGGCCGGCCCCAGCCGGTTCCCCGGCCTCGGATCGGCCTCGAAAATCTTCCCGTGAACCACCCGGTACAGCTTGGCGTTCTCCGTCGGGTTGTCTTCCCAGCGCATGGTCAACCGAACCGCGTTGGTATCCTCCTTGTGCTGGACCATCTGGTAAAAGGCCCCGGCGTCCCCTTTGTGCGCCGAGACCACAAACCGGCAGTACGTGACGTGCTGCGTCGCGTCCAACGCCGCATAGTCGTCCCCGAGCTTGAAACGGGCAAACTCATCCATCGCGAAAACCGTCTTGCGCCCGCCCGCCCCCACGTCCTTCGTCGCCGCGTACCCGACGATCGACGCCCCGTTCTCCGGGTTCGCCAGCGTGTGGTCGGTCACGTTTCGGTGCTTCGCCAGCGCGAAACCCTCGGGAAGCAGCCATTTCGGCAACCTCGGGATTTCCCAAGCAAGCTTCCATAGCAACGTGTCGGTGTCCTGCATCGAATCGACCAGCTTCTCGTTGCGCGTCACCAGACCGGCCGAGAACATCGGGTCCCGTAGCCAACGCCGCAGGAAGATCAGCAGGTACATCCAAGTCGCGCCCTGCCCACGGCTCTTGTCCAACAGCACGTCGATCGGCGACTGCGAAACCTCCGAGTCCGAAATCGCCTTGTCCATCGCCAGAATGATCGGGTCCTGATGCGGCCACGTGCAGAACGGCCACACCTTCTCCGCTTTACGCGGCTCGGAACACCAGCAGAACGCATTGAACCAGAACAGCACGTCGTCGAACGCCGCCTGCCTCAACGCCTTCTGGAGCCCCCGGTCCAGCATCGCCGCCGTCCGCCACCGGATCCGCCACTCGATGTTCTCCGCCGGCGTCGCCTTCGGACAATAGACCGGGGAGTAGAACGCGGCGTCCTTGAACTTCCCCGACACCAGCCGCACCGGCCGCCTCTTCAGCCTCGGCACCGTCCGCTGCTTCGTCAACGCCACGCCGGGTGTCCTTCCTAAAGGAATCCACCCGGCCAGGTGAAGTGTCGCCGTGCAGCAACTACGTCAGAGCGGAGGGCCGGAATTGAACCGACATTGCACCATTCATCTAAGCACCCACTGCTGACTCGCCAAGCGTGATCGGCCTTGTCACGATCCTTTGGACTCGCTCCGTAAATCAGTACGCCAGCGGGAACCCATACCTCCGCTAACTCCGCTCCCTGCCCCTCGTGCCTTCGCCTCCTCGCATTTATCTTTCAATCGGACATTCCACTGCCGGTCGGCAAGTGCTTGCGCAATTACCGCGTCGAGTTCCTCTTTTCCCATTTCCAGATGGACCCCCGCATAGACGAAAACAGTGAATGGCGACTCCCGACGATGCGGGACAATGAACGGCGTCGCAATGTAGCGGACAACCTTGCAGATCGGTTCGTTCGGCGACATCACCGAAAACTCAAGATACCGAGGGATCTCACGGTTCTCTCGCCTGACTACTTGGTTGTGGTGAGGCCCTCCTATGCAGAGACAATCAACCGCCGAGCGAAATTGCTCTTCGAGAAAACGAATGTCATCAATCGTTAGGCTGCTCATCCCTTCGCCTCCTCGCCCCGGCTCGACTTCAACACGACCGACGGGAATTTGCCGTTGACGATAGCGTGTGCTACCGCTCGGCACCCCACTATAAACCCGAGCACGAATCCACAAACAAAACAGGTTACAAGCATTCCGAGCAAAAACCAATTCATCCCTTCGGCTCCGTAAACTGCTTCAACAACTTCCGTATCGCCACGATCGACTTCTTCTCTTCAACTACCTCTTCCTCCGGTATCTCAGAACCCGTCTCATCTCCAAGATACTTCGGTACCAACGTCCCAAAAAAATGCGTCGGATTGTTCGCCGCGTGTTTCATGTACGCCCTACCGCCCACAG